AATTTGATAATCCTTGCCACCAAAATAACTACCATCAGATTTGTCCAGCACCACGTTCTGTGGGGTTGTTCCGGTGCTAATCACCATACCTTTCTCGTCTTTAATCTCAAACTTTGCACCCTGAGGGTGACTATTAACCTGCACAGACTGAGTGCTATCACCAACAATGGTAGCGCAGCCAGTTAACCCAAACATCCCCAAAAAAACACACAATGCGAATAGCTTTTTCACAAGTAACCCTTTAATTTAATTATTTAAATTCCATTAGTGATGGAATGTGAAACATTATTTCAAAAGGTTGCAAAGTGTGTTGTTTGAGATCAACATTCTCATGGCTTGAGCGGCTAATAGATATCTGATTGGAAAAGGAAAAGTAACTATCGCTTCTGTTGAGCACTCCAGATCATGCCACCAGGACGTAACTCCCGACGAATACCCTCCTGAATACTGGAATCAACAGTCTGCTGATATGCCCGACCAACAGCATCATTGCTCCCGGTCGCTTGAGAAGAGGATTTATCACCCTGGACATACACATTGCTTTCGATATGAATCCCACCACCAGCAGAACCCGCAACAACCCCGAGCTTGCCGTTCGCGCCACGACGCAGAGGTAAAATAGCCTCCGGACCCGCCTCGCCCATTACACCTGCTCCTTTAGCGAAAGCGAAAAGAGTTGGTCTACTTACAATTGAGCCACTGTAAGCACTGAGGCTTGCAGAGCTATAAACACCACCATTTGCGTTGGCTTCCGCGCCAAAAACAGCACTGACACCACTCACCAGAGATTGCTTAATCAGAATTTGTGCCAGCATACCGAGTATTGATTTGGTGAAATCTGCAAAGTTTGCCTTGCCGGTCATCAACATATCGGTCAAACCCTGACTCAGTCCGTCAAATGTCGCACTCGCCACACTCTGAACCTGCGCGTAAGTATCCGTTGCCGCATCAGCATAATTAGCCCACGAAGATTTCGCGGCATTTTCCCAGTCACCACGTTGCTTATCTTCATTCGTAAATTGCTGACTTTGCGCGGCGATTGCAGCCTGTCGATCATCGGGTGAAGCATCTTTAAACTGGCGCTCCAGATCTTTACGTTCCAGTATGCGCTGAGCTTCTCTCGAAGATTTCCCCCGACTGTCTAAATAGGCCTGTTGCTTTGCGCCCGCCTTCTCAATGTATTTCACTGAGTCATCATGCAACCGATTAAGACGCTCCTGCTTAACGACTTCATCACCGATAATGGCATTCTTCTCTGCCATTGCTTTAATTTCAGCTTCGTGGGCCAGCATGGACTTATCAGCGGCAGTTAACAGCCGGCTATTATGGGCATCTTCAAGCACGTTGAACTTAGCCTGAATGGTCCACAAATCTTTCCGCTGTTGACTAATGGTGTCGTTGATATCACGGTGTTTACGCAGGGTTTCAAGCTGTGACTGAAGCGCAATATTCTGCTCATTAAAGGAATCCAGCGTTCTGTCGCCGGCAGACTCAGTAATAGCCTTGGGCTTTTTATCCTGCTTTTTAGCGTTATCAACGACATCAGCAACTGCATCTTTCTGGCCAGCACCCTGGGCAATCTGGCGGCCTTTCCATATTGTATCCCGATACCCCTGCATGCCTACAGCAAGACGTTTCAGGCGTTCAGCATTGTCTTTCTCAGCATCAGTCCAGATTTGTCGCTGCTCGTTTGCGGATTCACGCGCGCTTTTGGCCATCGGTTCAAAAACCGACCCCAGCCCAGGTAATTTAGCCGCTCGTTCAGCAATGCCCGCCGTGACATTGGAAATAATCTCATCACCGTGAGCCAGCAGACCACGGATTTGATCAATCAGCGCACCAACAACATCAATAACCATGGAGGCCATGGCATTAAAATCAATACCGACAGCTATAGCTGTGTCCGATGCCCACTTTTTAACATCTTCCCAGGCTTTTTCCAGGGGAGACATATTGTCGATAATGTCCTGGCTGCGCTTATCAATGGTGTCGGCAAGCAGATTGGTCAGCTCAGTTACCGCCTGAGTGTGCTGCCCAGCCTTATCAAGGGTGGCTATATGCTCGGCCTGCGCCTTACTCAGAAAGTCGAACTGGTTGTTCAGCGCCTTCATGGACTGAACGGGATCGTCTGCTATCTGAGAAAAGAACCCCTCAACCTTATCTTTTGTCTCCCCGGTCGCGCGTCCCCAGTCAAGAGTCGCCTTAGTGATAACCTCGATTTGCTTACCAGTATATTTTCCCTTCTGTACCAGCTCAGCCATCAGGCTGGAAGTCGCTGCAAAACTGGTATTTGTGGCATTCCCTATGCGTTCAGAAGCATTAGCCATGTCTCCCGCTGACTCAAAAGCCGCAGCACCAGTCATGATGAGCGATTTTTGAATATCACCGAGGGAGGATGAAGCAAACGCCATGCTTGAAGGGATTGCCACAAGAGTGGCAACGGCAACCGCGATAGCCAGATTAACCGGATTTAAAACCCCGATCAGCCCCTTCAGGGAATCGCCCATCGCAACCATGGCCGGACGAATACCGCCAAATGCATCTTTGACCTGTCCGCCCTGCTGAATAAGGATAAGCAGTGGATTTTGCCCGCCAGCCAGCTGAGTCACCACATCTGTCATCTGCATCGGCAGAAATCGCAGCGCCTGGGTGTACTGACCGACTGAGATCCCCGCGCGTTTTGCTGCAAGTTCGTGGCGGGAAAGTGCTGCAGGCATTCCCCCCATTGCACTTTCTGTCAGCTCGGCTGCGTCACCGACTTCATATAGCTTTGCTCGTTGTTGCTCGAGCATCGCCAGTGTGGATTTAAACTGCGCTTCCGGAATGAAGCCACTTTCAAACCGCTGATGTAGCTCTGCCACGCTCTCATCAAGGCGGTTAAATGCTCGCAGGGTGGGGTCAATACCTTCCAGAAACCGTTTTGTCGCTGCCGATTCCGCTGCTGCTGTTCGCCTCGCCTGTTCTGCAACTTTTTCCTGAGCATCACCCACATCAACCAGCTTTGTCAGGCTTTCATCCAGAATGTGGTTATAGTATTCAAACTGTGATGCATCGATGCGACCCGCATTCAGATGCTGTTGAAGTGCGGTGTACTGATCATCCAGGTTACTGAACGCTTTAGTCGTCGGGTCGATGCTGTTCAGTAAACTTTTGAGCGCCGATGCCTGTCGGTCAGCCATTTGCTGAGCCTGGGCAGAAGCATCGTTTGCCGCCTTACCAAAACTCCCTGTATGCCTTATTACCCGCTCCATTTGTTCAGTGAAACGGGTATTGTCGACATCCAGATTAACGATTAAATCACCCACCGACTGGGCCATAGCGCATCCCCCCTGACAGCCCCTCGGCCGCTAACATCATTTCTTCATCAGATTGTTCAACAGGTTCGGATACCGAACTGAGCAGGCTAAAATCACCCATGGTTAACTCGGTTTTTCCACAGAATGCGGAAGTGATTGTCAGGCTGAGAGCGGAAAATTCCGCATCAATCAAAGCATCTGAGAAGAGATTTCCACGATAGAAAGCAGCCCATTCCGCAAGCTCACTACAGGACATCGAAGAGAGCATGCAGCGCCAGTCCGGTCGCCTGAATTCGCGCGCCAGACGCATAACAAATTCCAGTTCGGTGGTCAGGACTTTTCCGCAGAATTATCGACCACTTCACTTGTCTCGTCATTTTCAGTGACCTGCCCTGCAGCATCCGGAAGCTCAGGAACCATTTTGCTTAATCTGAGAACCTGGTTAGCGGCCAGTGACAGCGCTTCCGAGGGCCAGGTGGACAAAATGGTTTGCTGAATATCTTTGACGGTTTTTTTATTGTCGCTATGCCATAAAGACAGGGCAACCAGCCGTGCATTGAGATTAAGGTTCTGGCGGCTGAGGGCGGCAACTTTTGCAATATCTGAATCAGGCTCAACCTGAGGCTTGCCCAGCTCAACGGAGTATTCCAGATACTCAATACGCTGCAGTGCTGACATTTCAGTCAGCAACACTGACTTCTGGTTATAAGTAAATTCATCGGTTTTCAGAAACATAGTTTACTCCGGGAGTGAGGGGCCAAAGCCCCTTTAGTTAAGCGGTGACAGTAACGGGGCAGATAGCGACGAACAGGCCATCATTCGTCATAACAATGATTTCAGCAGTGCCAACCGCTATACCGGTAATCGTCAGTACGTCACCGTTAGCCGTAACCGTCGCTTTGGCAGGGGCAGAGCTTGAAACGCGGAAGGTTTTATCCGATGCGCCGACAGGATTAACCGTTATATTTACCGTGTCGGTGGCGCCAATTTTAATAGTCGAAGTGGTTTTATCCAGCGTTACGCCTGTGGCCGCGGTGACCGGTGGGCGGGTTTCTTCTGCAAGAGAAGGTTTGCCGGTATTGGTAATTTTGACCGAGCGGGTGATGATTTCTTTCGCCGGGATAGTTTTACCCAGGCTGCTGATCCACCCTTTATAAACATCAATTGTGCCGTTCGGATACTTAATTTTGTAGACACGTTTGTCACCAGATTCAAACCAGGCAACCAGATCCTGCTGACCGGATTCACCCGGTTTCCAGGCCAGTGTAATGGTTGCATCACCGGCTGACTTTGCGCCCTGGGCGGTATCGGCCCAGTCAGCATTTTCATCATCAAGGTACGTATCGTCGTACGATTCAGCCGTCAGCTCACCTGGCTGAAGGTCTTTAATTTTCGCCAGGCGGGTCCAGTCAACGTCAGTTGTAGGATTAGCGAAGGCATCACCACTGCCGGTATAAATCCAGAGCGTGGTACCGGCGCCTTTTACAGGTGCAAGTGGGTTTGGTGCAGGCATAGATTCCTCACATTTCGTAGGAGATTGAATATTTCAGGTCCGCTGAACTCCACGCGGCCAGTTCGGCATCACGCTGGTAGTCATAACCCTGCGTAGCAATAAGAGTGATGAGATCGGACAGTGCAGGTATATTTTCAAGAACAGGGTAAATGCGCTCTTCCATCCAGGCGTCAAGCTCAGAATCCGGAACCTGAGCCTGCAGGAAAACCTCAATATGCAGAACTGCACTCCATGTATCTGCATCGAGCATTTCTCCTGTGCACTCGGCATCTGTCAGATAGACAGCCACAGCGGGAAAATCATCTTCCTCAAAGACGACGGGACGACCATCAAGAAGTAAAGCATCGGCTCCGATAGCTATTTCCAGCGCATCAATAATTGCCAGTCGGATATCAGCATGTTTCATCGTTTGAGAATTAACCTCAGTTGGTTTTTAAGCATTGCCCGCATCGCTTCAGGCATATCTTTGTCCATTAACACAGGCAGCACGTTGCGAAATGCGGTTGTCAGTGGAACGGCTGTGGGGATTTTTACAACGTCAATGGGATAGCGAGGCTTTCCGCTACGCCGCATGACGTGCCAGCGTCCATTTTTCAGCTTCTGGGCAAAAGCCCCCGGATAACGGAAACGCCCGGCGTAAAGAACACTGCCTGCCCCCCGTCGTTTCAGCCCTTTTCTTCTCGACAACTGCACTTTGACACCCAGCTTAATGACCGGAAAATCACCACGATTAACCTTGATGCGTGCCATTGTTTTTTTTCCTGACGCCTTGCTAAGCCTCGAGCGCTGACTGATAAATTTGCGGGGTATTTTGGTTTCTTTGGACACCAGAGTTGAGCTCTGGCCTATTGCCCGGACTACTATTCGGTTAATCGCGTGAGCTGCTGCGCGGGGAACGGCTGTTTTACTGATGCTGTTCAGATTGGCGATGGCCTGTTCCAGCCCTTTTATAGAC